CATTTGCCCATGCTAGGTCTACCAAAGTTGGTAGACCAAAGTAATCGAATAGAGAATTCGTCGCGAATTGCTCAGCTGGGTCATTGCCTTCCAAGTCAAGAATAGGAGTCAAGAAATCTGTGGTATCATCCGGAGCATCTTGAGCCCCGTTGAATCTTTCCCAGTTATTCCAGACCAATCGATATGGAACAAAGAACCAGAATGTATCGAGAAAGACATTGTCCATTAGCGGAAAAATGAGCGGAGCAAGACGAGCAAAGAAAGTTGCTCGAACACTTGCCGTATCACCGGGTAGTACTTCGTCCACGAAAACGGGAACAAGGTAGGCCGAATTGAAAGAAGTCTTGATAGGAGTTGACCGGTCGAATATCGACCTCTGAATATTCGGAACAGGCACTTTTGAGAAGCTGTAATTTGCTGAACTTTTCATGTACTTACCTTTTGGTTAGTGTTAAAAGAAAGGGGGGAGTTCATGCGACCCCCCCCTTAGAATACCCCTTTTTGTGTCACCTGGCACCATTCCATCAAGGGATTATGGTGCCAGAGCCTTTTTCAAGGCTTTGTAGGCCGTTTTTTGACCGGTCCAGCGGTTTGGGACGCCTGAGCCTTTCGGGCCTTTCTAGCAGCCTGTATGGCCGCGTGGGAGTCTAAGAGAAGCTTCGCTTCTTCGTCGCCGCCTTTGGCAGCTTCCTGCATATCGGCAGCGACGGAGGGATCATGATGGACTGACTCGGGGTCGAGAGCGTCCATGATTTCAGCCTGACTCATGAGATCAGTCTGGTCCGTTTCAAGATTGTCGGATTCGGTCGCCGACGCGCCGAAGGGTCTCGATGGATCTTGAAGGAGGCCGAGACGAACGGCCTCCTTATGGTTTTCCGGTTTCTCAATGAACCGGAGAAGCTGATGAGGGTCATTTCTGAAGTGTCCACGCACTCGAGCTGGAAGAGTTCTGAAAGTTGAATCGATGTCCGAGACAGCATTGAGCATGGTCATGTAATCGTAGGACGTAAAGTCCCCGTACATGGGTTGTCTTCCATGCGATGGAAGAGAGCCGGTCGGTAAATACCGACGGACTATTGTGTTGATATCGGCCTCAGCTGCATGATGCTGCTGGGCCTTAGATTTACCGGTGATATGACGACGACCTGGTTTTAAGACGGGCTTTTTAGGGTTACCCACGGGTTACCCCCTGGTTTGCGCCATTTTGAATGAAGGAAGAGATTTGAGCGATGAACCGGGGTCCCGAGGGGTCTATGATGATATGGCCCGAGTCCTGGTCGAATTTACCAATTTGATAAAGGGCATAGTCACCGGGATAGAGAGCAAGCTTTGAGTTTGAATCACGAACAGCTTGCGAGATTGACCTGGTCATTTCGACCAGGTGGGGGACAGAAGTGGGGGGCATGAACACCCCCACCTTTTCATCCTTGATGGAATAGAGTTCCATAATCATGTCGTCTCCTTTGGAGCCGCAAGGCTCCGCCTTGTAGGTCTCGTAGAGTACTACGAGCCCTTTTGTATTTCTCGCTTTTTTAACTGGGCCGCGAGAATTTGGCCCTTGGCCTTGAGTCGCCGTGAAGAATATACATCTTCCGGAGTTTTTTCGCGCTTTTCTTTACGCGCTTGTTTAACCCGCTCTAATTCGAACGGGTTATCACGTTCAAGAATTTTATCGAAGTAACGAGGAACTCGGCACTTGACGCCATTAACGACCATATAATCGAGAGGAAAAACGTCGCCAGTAAAGCGGCGATACCAATCGCCGCCAAGCCCGCCCGGAATTCCGGGTCTTGGCGGTTTGAGCGACATACGCACGAATTCGGGTTCAATACCCTCTTTTTCATAATACTCCTTTGAGGAGAGATAGCCTTTCTTGGCATCTCCTTTTCCAAGTTGTTTACCAAGTATATATCTCGCGACATATTGCACAGACTGAAACGTGACCGAGCCAATCTTGCACTCGCCGTGTTGCCACAAAGAGTCTAATCGAGCGCTCGTGTATAAGGCGGATGTCCCTTGTCCGGAATAAAGCTTCCGGTCTTCTGAAAAATCGTGACCGTAGAGTATGAGATGATAGTGTGGCCTCAGGAATTTCTCTCCATATTCCCCACAGCCAAAAAAACGGAGAGTCGAGGGTATAGATCTCCTGAGCCGTTTTAAGAACAGTTGAAGATGTTTCGGATAGAGGGTAGCACGGGAGTGACCCCATATAAGTTCTTCCTCTCTGTATGTAAGGGTTAAGAAGGATGCTTTGTCGTGGGATTGCAATTCGCACATTCCACGAACAGCCATCTGCCGGCTGCGCTCGAGGCGACAGCCGAGACAACGAGAACAGGGGACTACTAATCCCCCGTCTCGTTTAAGAGCAATGGGCTTAAGACAGCCCATGGTATAGCACGGTTAAACCGCGTCCACCACTCTTGAATGATATCCGATTTCTCACAGGCGGATTCCTCCTCTCATTGCGTAAGAGGAAGTATTGCGTTTGTGAGTTTTGTTTCCCTTCCGGAAATTTTTCCGGGAACGGGTACGCGACATACGCTTGCGCTTCATTGAATCACCTCCTTTCCATGAATAATGCACCACCTGGAAACCAGGGAAGCATTGGCTTGATTTTTTCCATTATGATCGGGACCTTATCGCGTAGAGTTGCATCGGTTTTCCCGATGATATCTTCGAGAGCCTTCCAAAGAGCTTGGAAAGCCTTCTCTTTCTGGAGACGAACAGCTTCCGTTTGCTTTTGCTGTTCGAGTAGTTCCATGCGTTTGATTGATTCTGAAATCCTTTGAGCGATTTCAGGCACCATAGCTTGAGATACGGCTGTTCCTGCAAGGACTTGGCCGACTTCAGCTTTCAGCTTTTCGACTGTATGCGGAAGAGTATCTCCGATGGATTTTGCAGTCGCATTAGATAGCGCGGCCGCAGAGTTAGCTTGATTTGCTTGCGCCTCCTGAAGATTGATTTGAGATTTGACTTGTGACGCTTGTAACGCCGAGGTTACCCCTTTTTCGACTCCAATGTCTACTTCGCTGCGTGCACCTGGTGGAGATGAAGCTCCACCGGATTTAAGAGAAAGCAGAGGATTCAACCCTGCTTTGCGAAGGTCTTCTACTTCGCGCTGATGAGCCGTTGAAGACATGCGCTCCTGGAATCGCATCTGCTTATTCGCTGAGCTTGCAGATAGAGCGCTATTAATTATTCCGCCAACTACGGGAGCGGCACCGGCTGCAATTGCACCCCATGGTATTGGCATTATAGCCTCCTCAGTCCGGGCACGGAGAATACAGGCATGCAACGTGCATTACGGAATTGAATCAATCCATCCATTATGACCTGGGGCTGAGGATTTTCTGTAGTACCAGGTACAGAAAGAACACGATCAAGAGGAGGGTCATCGACAATCCAAGCGTCGTTAAGAGGAGGAACGGTGACGTAGTCATACGCAAGATGCCATGCATCAAGGGAATCAATGGCGTTACTACGCATTTGTCCGGTACACATTCCGGGGAAATAACGTAGTTCTGCCCATCGCTCTTGATATCCAAAGACGGCATTGGGCGCAAGCTCATCGACTCCCGTCGGATCATATAGAAGTTCCTTGTTTAGAACGGTTTGCTCACCAAGATTTGCCAATGCTGGTAGATAGAAATCGAACCTAGTACGACGACTCCACATGCGGCGAAGACCGCCCTGGTATGTCATATCAGAACGAACATTGACGAGGCCAATTATATGGCCATGTTCGGTGAATGATTTTGTGAATCCAGCATGCACGCTCGTACGAGCGAAAGCTGAAAGTCCAGCTTGGACATTACGAAGAGTTGGATTGGAAGTTGGAGATGGAGAGGTTTGCGGTACCTCTTGCACGTTCATCCGTTGAGTTGAACCACCAAGGTATTCTGGACGTTGGAGACGTGCATCTCCATTATGCACCTTGAAGTGAGACAGAATGATTTCTGTGTATCGAGTTCCGCCTCGTGCATCTGCTTCCAGTATTTGCTGGAAAGCGAAAGCTTGACGAAGCTGATTAATAGTTGCTGCAGTCGCGAGTGAAAGATCTGCAATCATACCAGAATTATCTGGATCCGTAGTTAAACCTACGTTGAATGCAGCACCGACAGCACCCGAATCTGAATTTGCGGGTAAAGGTATTCCATATGCTCCTTCTCTTGCTGTAAAATATCCTGTGGATGCCACACCTCTTAATCCACCTAGGAAAGGAGCCCCAACAGTTTGACCATCAGTTAAACCAATGGTCAATCCATTACCTATAACAGGTGCAGATGTTCCTATTGGCAACATTACAGAGTCGCCTTTTTGTGGCCAGGGAAGAGCAGAGGTGAAGTAATCGTGACGCTTTCCACGTTTAAGAAGGTTGTATGCCTCCACAGGATCAGGACCATCATCGACTATCACTGATGCAGAGTCTTGTAAGTTCTGGTCTCTGAACCACGTATTGTAAATGAGATTGTAAGACCTTAATGGTGCGGCTTGAATTTGAAGGAAGTTATCCGGGCCATTTGCCCATGCTAGGTCTACCAAAGTTGGTAGACCAAAGTAATCGAATAGAGAATTCGTCGCGAATTGCTCAGCTGGGTCATTGCCTTCCAAGTCAAGAATAGGAGTCAAGAAATCTGT